AGTGGTGTCACAGTGCCCTGCGCTCGCGACGACGTCGCTCCCACTCAGCGCGTTGCCACTTGAGACTGTACTCGTGAGGCGTGAGCTTGCGGGCCATAGACCGTGGAGCACGAACCGTGGTCCGTGAATCACGATACACGGACCAGAGAAACTCGACCCAGCCCACGACGGCACATGGAACGATGAGCACCCAGAACACGAACCAGATTGCGTCGATCATGCTGCACCTCCGTCTACTGAAGGTGGGTAAGCTGCGTAATCCTTCGGGTCGCACGGCTCGCGAAACAGCGGCATGTCCTCCCACTCGTCTTCTGCGTAGTAGTCAGCCAGCCAATCTTCTATCTGCTCGTTCTCTTTACAAAGCTCGCACTCGCAGACCATACCGTCCGCTTTGTCCTGTGCAGCGTTGTGGCGCTTGAGCATCTCCATTGCTGTGTCGAAGTCGCCGTGCATCATTTCCTCTTGCCAAGGCAGGAGCTTCTGCTTGCGGAATAAATTACGTACCGTGGTTATTAAATCGAACATGTCTATCTCCTATTAGTTAAAGACACATAGACGACTGCTCCTAGACGACGAAGGAGGAAAGGGGTTACTGGCTAACAAGGTTCCAACTAGCGGATACAAAACAAGGTTCACGATGCCGGATCCGGGTTTGGGGTTGGTCAGCCAGCGGAAGGGGAGATAGTGTGTGAGCGATTCAGATATAAATTTTGCAAAAAAATTTCTGAGCTTTATTATTAGCACAACTAATGGGCGCGGGGGCACGCTCTTTGGGTACCAAGACTTGCAAGAACTGCAAGCGTGATCTGCCGACAGAGCAGTATGAGCAATACAAGAAAGGCGGTGCGCGTGGTATCTGCAATTCTTGCAAAGCTAGTTCGCGCAACCGAATGTACAGCGCTGGGTATGATCAGTACCTCAGACGGCTGTGTTCTAAACTAAAGTACTCCCGCAAAGAAACACACGAGTGGTGCCTAGAACCAGAAGACCTGATTGATATCTGGGAAGCGCAAGCCGGTAAGTGCGCTATCTCAGGCGTGAACATGACACATCACATAGATGGTGGCGGTCACAAAGAGTTTAACGCCAGCATTGACCGCATCAATGCAGATCAAGGGTACACACCTCAAAACGTACAGCTGGTTGCATACCGCATAAATATTATGCGCCACACCCTCTCAATGGACATGTTTTGGTGGTGGGTTAAAAACATACACGACGTGTCTATTGATTAGATATATTAGTGACGCTAATATTCGCCTATGAGTATGGTTGAAATGCTTGCAATAGAGGGACTGGAGGACGCACTTCTAGGCACCGCTTACGTCGCAGGCGTTGAAGTTCTGGCTTACGACGCGTCGGTAGCCGAAGAGCTAGTGATGTTCATGGACCCTCCACACTTTTCGTTGCACGAGTTCGTCGTCAACATCGGTTTGGATGGTTTAGGGGCTCGCGCACCGGTATTTATTTACCAAGACGAGGGTATGAGGGAACAGTTTGGAGAGAATGTCCGAAGAAGTATCCATTAGCGATACCAAAGACATGAGCCACACCGAGTTTCAATCCCACGTGCCATATATGGGGTTAGCCCTTGGTGAGCTAACTGTGCAGCAGGAAAAGCTGGTGCTCATGATATCTAGCGGTATGACCATCTCTGCAGCTGGTCGCGCTGCTGGATACAAGAGCCCGCAGACTGCTTACGCCGCGTCGAAGCTACCGCAGGTGCAACAAGCACTGCAGTACTTCCGCGATCAGATGCGCGAGGAGGTGAAGTTCACCAAAACTAATGCGCACACGATGTACATGGAGGCGTACTCCGCATCCGCAACAGCGACGGAAATGAAGAACACCGTTGACTCGCTGGTCAAATTACACGGTTTGGGCATGCCCGATCAGGCTACCCAGATCAATATCAACCTCAACGCCACCGCTAAGCAGCTTGAGCGGCTGTCGGATGAGGAACTGTTGGAGATAGCTGGGAAGTCTGACACCTATTTGGAGCCTGCCGCGTCTTGAATGCAGAGATACCGAAACGCAAGTGCTTACGCTGTAAGAACTTGCACCCCGAAACCTTGTATGCAGACGAGGTAAGCGGGCTGTGTGTCTATTGCAAAGCTGATGACGCTGAAGCGTTGCCCGCCCCAATTCCTGTCGAGGCCGAAGCGCAGGAAGAGGAGGCGTCACTTGAAGATAAGGCGAAAGCGGAACTTGCACTACGTTTCCTCACGAGAAAGCGACTTCTACCATTTGTGGAAAGATTCAACCCTGACTACTCAGCTGGCTGGGTCCATAAGGACATCTGTCGTCGGTTGGAGAAGTTCAGCCAAGACGTGGTGGACAAGAAGAGTCCAAGGCTCATGCTCTTTATGCCGCCGCGACACGGAAAGTCGACTCGTGCGTCGGTTGCGTTCCCGGCTTGGCATCTTGGCCGCAATCCTAGCCACGAATTTATTAGTTGCTCGTATTCGGGTTCGCTTGCTATGGGCTTCAGTCGAAAGGTACGACAACTCCTCCGTGAGCCTACTTACAAAACTGCGTTTCAAACTCGACTCGATCCTGACAGCCAGTCTGCAGAAGCTTGGCTTACTACAAATGGCGGCGGTTACGTTGCAGCTGGTGTCGGAGGTGGTATTACGGGTAAAGGAGCGCACATTCTTCTTATCGACGATCCCGTCAAGAACCGAGAGGATGCTGAAAGCCAGAACAACCGGGATAGTTCTTGGGATTGGTATACTAGTACTGCTTACACACGTCTCGCTCCGGGTGGTGGAGTTCTTGTTATTCTCACTCGCTGGCATGATGACGACCTAGCCGGACGACTACTCAAAGCTGCGGGGGAAGGTGGCGACGATTGGGAAGTCATTCGGTACCCTGCTATTGCTGAGGAACCTGAAGAGTTCCGCGAAGCAGGTCAGGCGCTACACCCAGAGCGCTACGATGTTGAAGCGCTTCAACGTATTCAGAAAGCAGTCGGGCCTAGAGATTGGTCCGCGCTGTATCAACAGAACCCAGTTGCGGATGACGGTGACTACTTCACCCGCGACATGATTCGTTACTACGACCCCGAAGAGGTCGACCTTGACGCCATGCGTTACTACGCCGCGTGGGACTTGGCGATCGGCAAGCGTGACCGCAACGACTACTCAGTCGGTATGGTCATCGGGGTAAACGAGTACGACCAACTATTTGTAATGGACGTTATACGGGGCCGCTTCGACGGCTTCGAACTCGTGGAGCAGATTCTTGACCTCTACGAGACGTGGCGTCCATCCATCATCGGCATCGAGAAAGGGCACATCGAGATGGCCCTTGGTCCGTTCCTAGAGAAACGCGTTCGAGAGCGCGGACTGTACGAAGCCTATTTCAAAGACCTCAAGACGGGGCGACGGGATAAGGAAGCCCGTGCTAGAGCGATTCAAGGTCGAATGCAGCAGGGGATGGTGTACCTACCCCGCGATGAGCTGTTCACCGGCCCCCTTGTCGCAGAACTTTTACGTTTTCCGAACGGGGTGCATGACGACCAAGTCGACGCCCTCGCGTGGTTAGGTTTGATGATGACGGAGTTCGCTACTTACCAAGCACCTCCCGTGGTCCGTGAACCCTCTTGGCGAGATCGTCTCAACTACATCATGAAGCCCGAACGCAATAAATCTGCGATGAGTGCATAGATATGGCAATCCACAAACCCAAGAAACGGCTAAGCCCCGGCGAAGAAGCGGAGATCGCTTCAGGTCAGTGGGACCGATACGTTCGCGCCCGCGATAACGGACACCTTGAGTACATCGACAACGCCAAACGGTGCGACGCTTTCTACCGTGGTGACCAATGGGACGAATCAGATCTTGCGGCGCTTGAAGCCGAGGGCCGCCCTGCCCTCACCATCAACACTGTATTACCAACAGTGAACACGGTCCTTGGAGAACAGTCCACGCGCCGTGCAGACGTGCAGTTCAAACCACGTCGCAACGGTGATGCAGAAGTTGCACACACCTTGACCAAGCTGTACATGCAGATCGCTGACAACAACAAGCTCGACTGGGTCGAGCAGCAAGTGTTTAGCGACGGGCTCATCCTTGATGGGCGCGGATACTTTGACGTTCGCATGGACTTTTCCGACCACGTGGAAGGTGAAATACGAATCACGGCTAAAGATCCACTAGACATCCTCATAGATCCAGACGCAAAGGACTCGAACCCCGAATCGTGGAACGAGGTCTTTGAGACTAAGTGGATGACTCTCGATGAGATCGAGGAGCTTTATGGAAAGAAGAAAGCAGAGCAGCTGCGGTTTATTGCAGAGAATGGCGCTGGAATGGGACGCGACTCCATTGAGTACGAAGAGAATCGGTTTGGTGACCTCTCTTCTACTGATGACTATCTGGGTGCTGGTATTCCCGGAGATGACGAGTATCGCAATGTTCGGGCTCTTAGGGTTATTGAGCGACAACATCGTCGCATGCATCGGGTTGACTGCTTTGTAGACCCAGACACAGGAGACCAGCGCGATGTTCCAGAGACATTCTCAGACGCAAAGGCTAAGAAGTTCGCCAAGCAGTATGGGCTCAACATTATCTCCAAGGTTAAGCGGAAGGTTCGTTGGACTGTTACTTGCGATCAGGTGGTGCTACACGACGATTGGAGCCCTTATAACGGTTTCACTCTCGTTCCTTATTTTTCTTATTTTCGGCGCGGTCGCCCTTTCGGCATGGTGCGTAACCTCCTTAGTCCGCAAGAGCAACTCAATAAGATTGCGAGTCAAGAACTACATATCGTAAACACCACCGCCAACAGCGGATGGGTCGTGGAGAGTGGATCACTAGTCGGTATGACGGCTGACGATCTGGAGGAGCACGGCGCAGAAACAGGACTCGTGCTTGAGTACAACCGTGGTTCGCAACCACCATCCAAGATTCAGCCTAACCAGATCCCCACG